CATCAGGACCGATTAATTTACCTGCTCCATCAGATGCGAAACCTGACATAGCGATTAATACTTTTCTGTAATCAGATTCAGTATAAGCCGAACCAACTAATTGGTCAGCATCCCAAGCTACAGTAGCAACGCTAGCTGTAATTGCAGAATATTGTCCTTTAGAATAGTCAAATAAACCTGGTGGGTCTAATGCTGGTTCGTTACCTTCGTAGAATCTATCGTAAAGGTCTTTAGTGTTGTTGTAGTCGTAACCACTGTTAGGTGTTTGGTCAGCAGCCGCGTTTGGTGAACCATACGGTGCGTAGTGAATACCCGTTGTTGCCAAGTTTGCAGGGTCAGTGTACGCTTGAATGTTAGGTACAAAGTAGAATAATTTACCGATAGGTAAGTTCATAGCTTGTACTGAAACGATGTCGTTTGCTAATAATTTAGAGAATACACGTCTAACAATTGGGAAAACCACTGTTTCAAATGCACCTGTATCAGATGTAGATGATGCTTCATTAATTAAAAATGATGCTTGGTTTTCGTATAATTGAGCTACGTTTTCTCTCATGTGACCTTTAAGACCTTCTAAAAAGCCTAATTTGTCCCATTTGTTGATTGTATCTTCTTTGATAACTTTAAGGTGTTTTAACCCAATGTTACCAACAAGACCTGATTCTAATAATGCTCCCATTTTAGTATTTGTTTTTGTTTTTAGTTTATTTTAATTTTATTTTTACCCTAATTTACCCATTAAATCTTTCATTCTTAAGAACTGAGGATTTTCATAAGTTTTTGATTCAATTAGAGTTGTTGATGAACCTGTAGTAACTGTTTTATTTAATTTTGAGCCTACTGATTCATTAATTGATTTTGTTTCTACCTTAGATAATTCGTCTTTGATTGACCTATAAAGATTTTTAGATTCTTTTAAAGTTTCAACATCGTCAAATCTTCTTAGGATGTTTATTTTTTCTTTCTTAGTAGTTGAGTGTTCTGTAAACAATCTTGTAGCGTAAGCTAAATTTGAATTGAAGATTGCAACTTCATTAAGTTTTTCTCTAAAAACATTTAATGCTTTTCTGTACTCTTCATTTTTTTCTCTCAACATTCTAACTTCTTCTTGAGTAGATTCAGTTTTAACACCATTCTTACCATAAACATAGTTTCTGTTTGGAGTGATACCTTTTCTTAAACCTCTACCTTCTTTAGACCCCATTCCGTATGTTCTAGCAGCTTCTTTGGTTTCTTCTTTTTCAAAAGCCTTTTCTCCTTTAGAATTTGTCATACCTTTTTTAGTGGTGTAATCTTCTTTACCTTTCATGGTTTTAGATTTATCACCTCTATTCATTCCGTAATCACCTTCTTTAGTTTCAGCTTTAACAATTTTAGATTTACCTTCCATGTTAGCTCCTTTTTTGTAATCAAATTTTGCTTTACCAGTACCAACAGATTTAGGACCTTGTTTCATGTCTTCTTTAAATCCACCTGTTGTTTTCTTGTAATCAAATTTAGGTTTACCCATACCGACACCTTTAGGTTTAATTGTGCTTTTAGATTCCATCATGTTGTCATCTTCCATGTCATCTTCTTCCATCATTTCAAAATCATCTTCTTCCATCATTTCAGAATCTTCCATGTCGTCTTCCATCATTTCAGAATCTTCCATGTCGTCTTCCATCATTTCAGAATCATCATCTAATGTAATTTCGTAAACAACTTCTTCGTCATCAGATATATCTTCAGAATCTACCTTTGACATATTTCCACTAAAAATAGCGTCAATAACATCGTCAACTGACTCATCAAATTCTCCATCGTCAACCATCATGTCATCTTCCATCATGTCATCAGACATCATATCATCTTCCATCATTTCGTCTTCAGATTCACCAAGCTTAACAAGATATTCTACATCAGCATTATTATCTGATAAGTGTACGTTTTCACCATCTTTTTTTACGATGATTCCGTCGTCTTCACCCATAGCCTTAAATACTTTTAAAATTTCTTCGTCAGAAGCGTCAGTTAAATCAATTGGAGTTTCGTCTGAATCCATATCAAAGTCCATTTCCATATCTTCAGATTCATCATCTGAGTCCATATCCATGTCCATGTCTACTTCATCATTATCAGCGGACATATCCATGTCTGCATCTAATTCAATCTCATCTTCGTCAGCTTGTTCGGAAAGAGATTCTTTTACTAGTTGATTGATTTCTTCCTTCATGGTAGAAGCAAGTATTCCTTTTGCGTTTTCGGCTATAGCTTCTTCAACTTGTTTCATTTGAATAAGAGCCTCTTGAACTAATTTGTTTTCTTTCATATAGAAAATCTATTTATTTTAACTAATAAATATTACCAAAAAACAAAAAATATCATTTTTGAGTAATATATCTTTTATTTTTCAATATTTTATGATTATTAATCTTGCTGAAATGCAATATTGTATCAACATATAAATATGTACAAGCAAAAAAAAAGTGGTCAATTTTGACCACTTTAATTTAATTAACGTAATTTAACCAATTATTCAATAACTTCATCTATTTTACTTTCAGATACTGAAGTAATTCTCCAATCATGAGTAAACCCTTCGTATTTTGTTGTTACTTTTGCTTCCACATCTGTAACTGAATAACCTTTTACAAGTTTTTCTTCTCTGATTTTTTTAATTTTACCACTGTTCTCATCAGGTAAATCGTACTGAACTTTTGCTACAAAAAATTTTTCTTCCATAATTTATTTTTATTTTCCCAAATAATCGGTTAATTTTCTCATTAAGTCAACTCCTTTGGATTGGAATTCTGAATTTTCTGGTGTTTTATGTCTTTTTTCTTCTTCTAAATTTTCTTCGTATTTGTTTCTATCTTCTGCATTACTAAATAAATAAGCTCCTGGTGTAGATGGTGAAGACACTAAGTCAAAACAAATTAATTCAAAATCGTCTTGTACTTCATTTCTTTCTCCAACCTTTTTTAAAGAACCTACTCCTCTTGAAGATACTCCCATTGTAACACCTTGTCTCATTAAGTTTGCCGCTTGGTCACCTTTAGTTGACACAATACCTCTTTCATGAAATCCTGGTGAGGTTAATAATTTAAGTTTTCCCATTAAAATATTTCCATCCCACCATATATCAGTAATCATATGGGCCACTCTGTCTAAATCTATTAAAGATGATTCAGGGTGGTTAAGTTCTGAAGTTGATAAACCTTTAGCAATTGCCTTCTTATAGTTCTCAGCTTCTCTTTTTAATATTCTTTCAGGATAAAATCTTCCATTCCTATTTGGGGTGTCATACTTTTGTAATACAGCGTAAAATTCAAATGGGTTTCTATAATCTAAATTGGCAGCTTCCTTTAACATTTCTGAATTACGAATGTCTTTTGGGGAAACCCAACCCGCATCCGTCTCAATCAATATACCATGACCGACTTCACTTGCTTCTAAAATTCTTAATTGTTTCATTAATAGTTTTTAAGATAAATATATCAAAGGAGTTATTTATTGATTTTATTTACTTTTTGATATTGAAAAATCAAAGTATTTGTTTTCAATAACATTATCCCTTATTATACTTCTTACTATTTTTTTAACCGATTCTTTTAATTCAATAGATTTAAAATCAAATTCTTGGTTGGTATATAAATTTACTTCTAAATTAAAGAATGATTTTTTTCCATGTGATATTCCGCTAGTTCTTAGGTCTAAATCAACAATAGTATTTTCCTTAAAAAGATTTATATCTATTGAATTAAACACTGAATGTTTTATTTCTCGGTTTAGATTACAGACAACCCTATTCCAATTGTCGTGGTCAAATTTGGGGGATACCCATGATTGAATGTTTATGTATAATGATTTTAAATTTTTAGAATCTACCGTACCATACACCGATTTTATCGGACTGAATAGATTTAACTTTACACTTTTTCCTTTTTTCATTAAATTTCATTGATGTCAATGTTTATTTGTTTGTTAAACAATAACACAAATAATACCCATTGTCAAAAATTTTTAAAAAAATTGAGATATTTGTAATAATATGCTAATAGTAGAAGTAAAAAAAGACGGAATAGAAAAAGCCCTGAAAACTTTAAAATCTAAAGTTATCAAGACTAAGCAAAATCAAAGTTTATTTGATAGAAAAGAATTCGTTAAAAAATCTGTTGTAAGACGAGCTCAGATATTAAAAGCCTCGTATGTTCAAAAAAAGAAAAATTCTTTAGATTGATTCCTCTAAGTTTTTTAACTTAAGAAAATTCAATTGGTCAAATTTTTCATTTTTTAATCTGTCTATAGTTTCAGACAATTTTGTCTTTAATTCAAATTCCTCTTCTTTTTCTAAGATGACGTTAAGTTTACTGATTGCGCTTTCACGAATAGTTTCAAACTTATCCTCAAGAGATTTTGAATCTTCAGAAATTAATTGAAGGAATTCTTTTTTAGATGATTCATCAAGATTTTCAACATATTTGTTTAAAGTTTGGTTTGCAATACTAACCATTGATTTCAATGGAATATTGATAGATTCTTTAACAACATTATTTGTTGAAGTTAACACACTTGTAATATTTTTTTTGGAATTAACCCTTTCTAACAAATTTAATTTATTTGTGTAGACAAGGGCATCAATATCAGAATACCTATTCTGAATATTCTCAGATAAAGTTCTTGGTAATTTAATACTTGGCAGTAATTTTTGAATTAAATGAATTCCTTCTTCTAAAAAATCTTTAGCATCAGACTCGTTTAGTCCTTGAGGAGTGCTCAATTGGTCGTACAAAGAATACAATTTTGACATAGTTTTGTCGTTCAAAACATTATGTTTGAATTCTTTTAACGATTTCTTAAATTCCTTTTCATCTTTGTAGGATTCAAGAAGATTGTTTTCAATTATGGATTTGATTTTTCCGAAAGTCATTATAGTGTGTTTTCAATATAAATATTAGGAGTTTAGCAACTTATCCAATTCTTTTGAAATTTCTCCTAAAGAATCTTGTCCTTGACCTAAATCTAAAAATGTTGACCCTTCTAATAAATTACTTTCTATCAACAAATTCATATTTTTCATTCTTGATTCTGGTGTAACGGCAGCTTCTCCACCTTCAGGTGCTCCACCTTCTGCTGGTGGCGGTGTAACTTCTTCACCTCCTACTGCTGGCGGCGGTGCGGTTTCAAATCCTCCTCCACCTCCAAGTGGTTCTTCACCACCTGTGGTAGTTGCTGCCGCATTGGCGGTTGCTCCTGACGGATTACCGTATAATTTGTCAATATTATCAAATAAACCTGTCTTAGTAATAACTGTAGGTGTTGCTTTAAGTTCCTCACCAACAGCTCTTTCAATTCTTTGTTGTTGTAAATCCAATCTAATTTCTTCGTCAGACCAGTTAAAAATATGTTTCTTAGCCCAAGTAGAAGATGTAGGTTGAATACCATTTCCTGGGTCTGCGACTAAATCTTTATATAATAAAACTTTTTCTTTCCAAACGTCAATTTTTAATAAATCTGCTTGTGTAGATGGGTTAGATAGACCTAATGTAAAATTTTGTAATTCATCCTCAAACCCTAATAAGAATAAGTGAACGATTGCAATTTTGTTTAACTCAGCAATCATACTTTTTTGAATTCTGTTGATTGTACGAGCAAAACGAATATCTTGTAATGATAAGTTTTTACCATCACCAAC